CCACTCTAATGCCTAAGATCGACAAGTCCAAGATGGCATGCAACAAACCCAAGCGTCAGATTTCTGGCGGCAAGAAGTCTGTTGTGAAGGCCTGTAAGGACGGCAAGGAGAAGATTATTCGTTTTGGTGATGCCAACATGACTATCAAGAAGTCGGATCCCAAGCGCAGGAAGTCTTTCCGTGCGCGGCATGGATGTGATACGAAGAAGTTAGATAAACTATCGGCCAGATACTGGTCGTGCAAGATGTGGTAGAAACATGGACAAGAACGTACAGCTTATTTTCTGGGGCGGCGCGGTTACACTTTGCACTGCTGGGATTGTGTGGATGGTTTCTACTTTGATCGCCGTAGACAAACGAACTGAAGTGATAAATGTAAAGCTAGATCACTTAGTCGAAGCTGTTGATGAATTGACAACAAGAAAGGCACGTTATGATAGGCCGTGGGCAGATGCCGTTCCAAATATCCAAGCCGCCAGAGAGGTCAACTGATGGCCGAGAAAAAGAAAAAGCTCGACGCCTGCGCCAAGAAGGTCAAAGCTCGGTACAAGGTGTGGCCCAGCGCATACGCAAGCGGAGCGGTAGCCAAGTGTCGAAAGGTGGGAGCCGACAACTGGGGCGAATCTTCTAAGAAACGTAAGCGCCCTGTAAAGAAGAAGATGAAGGACGGCGGCTATATTGCTTACGGCTGCGGCGGAGTTATAGAGGGGCGTCGTAAAGAGACGAATAACTACTGATGGCGAAGAAGGACAACTCATTACGCAAATGGTTTTCCCAGAATGACGGGAAGGGTTGGGTTGACTGTAAGACAGGCAAGCCCTGTGGTCGTCAGAAGGGCGAAAAGCGCAAGAGTTATCCAGCTTGTCGTCCAACGATGGCACAGTGTACGTCCGCGGCGAAAAAGAAGAAGTCTTCGAAGCGTATTAACTGGAAAGCCAGTGGTGGCTTGGTAAGAGTGTTTTGATAACTGAAGGAGTTATGTTATGAAAGATCTAAGTGGTGACGGCAAAGTAACCAAGAAAGACGTTCTGATCGGTCGCGGTGTTATCGAGAAGAAGAATGGCGGCATGCTGAACGGCTACATGGGCGGCGGCATGATTAAAAAAGGTTACAAGTACGGCGGCAAAGTTAAAGGTTACAACGCTGGCGGGTGCGTAATGGCGGGCCGAGGCGGATCGTTTAAAGGAAACAGCTGATGGCAACTTCAGGTTCAAGAGATTTTAACCTCGATGTAGGCGAGGTTATTGAAGAAGCGTATGAACGCTGTGGCCTCGAGGTCCGCACGGGCTACGATGCTCGCACGGCGCGTAGGTCCTTGAATCTGATGTTTGCAGACTGGGCTAACCGTGGGTTAAACCTGTGGACAGTTAAGCAGGGGACAATCACCCTTACCCAGGGTCAAGCGCAAGAGACGTTGCTGGATGATGTGGTGGATCTTCTTGATGTTGTGGTTCGTCGAGATGGCACGGACTTTGAGGTGGAGCGTATTAGCCGTGGTGAATATGCAACGCTTCCGAATAAAACGACTCAAGGCCGTACTAGCCAGTATTGGTTGAACAGGCAGATTGATCCTGTAATCAACCTTTGGGCTGTACCAGAGAACTCAACGGATCAGTTGATTTACTATTATGTCCGTCGGATTGAAGATGCCGATTCTTTGGTTAATACAACAGACATGCCGTTTCGTTTTTTCCCTTGTATGGTTGCAGGGCTGGCCTATTACATGGCGATGAAACGTGCGCCGGAGCGCGTTCAATTGTTGAAGACGGTATATGAAGAAGAGTTCCAACGTGCGGCGGACGAGGACCAAGGTCGGACTCCTTTGAAACTGCAGCCTAGTTTGAGTTACTTGAGGGTATAATGGCATACGCTAGCGGTAAAAATGCTTGGGGTATATCTGATCGGTCTGGTCGCCGTTACCGTCTTCGTGAGATGAAGGTGGAGTGGACGGGGGCCAAGGTTGGCCCAGACGAGTTCGAGCCCAAACATCCGCAGTTGTATCCACCCAAGGCGTATCCAGATCCGCAGGCTTTACGAGATCCTCGTCCTGAGACGCAGCTTTCCGAGCAACGGGCAGTGCAGTGGGGCTGGAACCCTGTGGGATTTAACTATCAACCAGGGATCTCTCCTGACAACGAATTAGTTGCAGCAGGTTCAGTTGGAACAGTCACGGTGGTAACGACATGAGTTTTACATACGCGCAGCTAAAGCAGGCTATTCAGGATTATACGGAGAATGACGAGACATCTTTTGTCAACAATCTTCCGCTGTTTATCCGTCTTGCCGAGGAACGCATTTTAAAAAATGTGCAGCTTAACTTGTTCCAAAAGAATCAGTTTGGAAACATGACCAGCGGCAACGAGTACCTTGCTGCTCCGTCAGACTTCCTTGCGCCGTTTTCTTTAAGCATCGACGTAAGCGGCAGCAAAGAGTTTTTGTTGTATAAAGATTTGGATTTTGTACAGACGTACACCCCGGATGCTGCAACGACAGGGCAACCTAAGTATTATGCTCAGTTCGATGTGGATAACTTTATTATCGCGCCAACGCCTGACGCCAGCTATACCGTAGATATTCACTATCTATATCGCCCTGCTTCTATTACATCCGGGGCGGAAGATGGTACGACTTGGTTGTCACAGAACGCAGAGTTAGCGTTGTTGTATGCTTGCTTGATTGAGGCGTACATTTACATGAAGGGCGATGCTAACGTAATGCAGATGTACAACCAAAGGTTCGTGGAAGCGGTATCTAGATTGAAGAACCTGGGCGAAGCTCAAGAGACTATTGATGAGTACCGCAGAGGCCCAGTTGTAAGAGATAGATCATGATTCCTAGCGCAAAAGGTGATACACTGGATTTCAAGGTTGAGGTACACACCACTCAAAACCGAGGCTTTACGCCAGAAGAAATAGCGGAACGGTGTGCAGATAAGATTATTTCTGTCTCAGATGAGGCGCATCCTGCGATACAAGCGCAGGCCCATGCGTTCAAGAAGCGGATCGTACAGTTGGTTGGATTTTACTTACGAGAGGCTGTTAAAAGCGACAGGACTACGGTATATAATGCACTTACAGACGCAGGGCACCCAGAACTTGCGGAACTTATAAGGAGAATGTGACATGGCCTTTACTGGTAACTACATGTGTACATCGTTCAAGAAGGAACTTTTGTTCGGTGTCCACGATTTTGCAAACGGTGCGGATACGTTCAACATTGCGTTGTACACAAGCTCCGCTACGCTTGATGCTTCTACGACTGCTTACTCAGCGACAAACGAAGTAAGCGGAACAGGGTATTCGGCGGGTGGTCAGGCTTTGACTAACGTAGATCCGACAAGTTCAGGGACGACAGCGTTAACTGACTTTGCTGATGAGACATTCACGACAGCGACAATCACTGCTCGTGGCGCGTTGATTTATAATACGACACCAAATACAACATCGATTTCGGTAACAAACCCATCGGTTGTTGTGCTTGATTTTGGTGCGGACAAAACGTCAACGGCGGGTGACTTCACAATCGTATTCCCAACAGCGGACGCATCTAACGCCATCATTCGTATCGCGTAAGGTCTAGGTTATGGCCTCGTCAACTCTATATGAAGGGTGGGGTCGATCCACCTGGAGTGACGGTTCTTTTGGCACTCCTATCCTCAAGGTTTTTGTGGACGGTGTTTCCGCCACAGGAGCGGTGGGGTCTGTTTCGGTTATTGCCGAGGCGAATGTTGACGTAACGGGCTTAGAGGCGACAGGCGGCGTTGGCACAGTAACGGCGACTGGTCAGGCCAATGTCCCGGTAACGGGGCTTGAAGCCGTTGGCGGCGTTGGCGGCGTTTCGATTGTTGCCGAGGCGAATGTATTCCCAACAGGTGTTGAGGCTACGGGTGAGGTTGGCACTGCTGCTGTTGTGGGTGGTGCAACAGTAGAGGTCACTGGTGTATCTGCTGATGCCCTAACGCCAACTGGCGGTTCTGCATTTACCGCAGATGGAAACGCGCAGCTTTCAACAGCCCAAGCCAAGTTTGGTTCAGCGTCACTCCTGCTTGATGGCACAGACGATTTTGTAACCTCTGACGATAATATCGACCTAAGTTCTGGCGACTTTACAGTAGATATGTGGATTCGTCCGACAAGTGTTACGGGTTACAAAGGTCTATGGCAGTCAGGTACAAGCTCTCTGCTTAATGTGTATTTGATCGGAGATCAGGTTCAAGGCACTGTTGCAGGGTCAACAACACTCTTCTTATCTAGTACCAGAATCTCCGCGAACGTCTGGACTATGATCTCTGTTGAAAGAGAAGGGAATGTTCACAGACTTTACATAAACGGAGTGTTAGAGCAATCCAGTTCTACTGGAAACCGCCCAGATGATGGCGTCTTTGCTATTGGAAAGAATGGCTTTGGTGACTTCAACGGGTATATTGATGAGGTACGACTTTCATCTACAGCCCGTTATGAAGGCACATCCTTTACAGAGCCGACTTCAAATTACGCAGTAGATGGCGATACTACAGCGTTGCTGCACTTTGATGGAACCAATGGTTCTACAGACATCATCAACGAAACAGAGGGTGGTGTTACTGTTGAGGCAGACGCAACTGTAGAGATACCGAGCGGACTACAGGCTCAAGGTTTTGTCTACGGCGGCTTTATTGAGGTTATTGCGGGCGCTAATGCGCCTGTCACGGGACTAGAGGCGACAGGTTCTGTTGGTTCTGTTACTGTAGAGATAGTTGTAAACGTCGATGTCACTGGTGTTGAAGGCACTGGGGAAGTTGGCGCGGTTACGGTTGTGGCGAAGGCTAACGCTGTTGTCACGGGGGTTTCTGCTACAGGAGAGGTAGGAACACCTTTAGTTTGGGGACGTATTGTTCCAAATCAAAATCCAGGTTATACTCCAGATCAACCGACACAATCCCCTGGCTGGTCGAGCGAGACACCTTCGCAATCGCCAGGTTGGACCCGAACAGCAGCATAGGATAGAATTATGCCCAGTACATATACACTGAATAACGGTATCGAGCTTATTTCCACAGGCGAACAGTCTGGTACATGGGGCGATACAACGAACACAAACCTAGGTCTTTTGGATACGGCTCTTGACGGTCAGGTTACTGTCACACTGCCGAGCGCGGGGACATCTGGTTCTCCGAACACTCTGGCGATTACCGACGGTGCGGCGTCCGATGGCCGAAACCGGATGGTTACATTTGCTGACGGCGGTGACTTGGGCGCGACGGCTTATGTGCAGTTGACGCCGAACGACTCTGAAAAGATCATTTATGTGCGCAACACTCTGGCAGGATCGCGCAGCATTATCCTGTTCCAAGGAACGTATAACGCGAGCAACGATTATGAGGTTCCTGCGGGGACGACTGCGATTATTTACTTTGACGGCGCTGGTTCTGGCGCTGTAGCTGCGAACGTCTTTAACAATGCGTACTTTGACAGCCTGCGCTTGGGCGGAGTTTCGGTTACTGCGATTATCGACGACGATACAATGGGTACGGCGACTGCGACTAACATTGCGACATCTGAGTCCATCAAGGCGTATGTTGACGCGCAGGTTGGTGCAAACAACGAACTGTCCGAGGTGCTTGCTAACGGCAACACGACTGGCGGTACGGATATTGCGGTATCTACTGGCGACGACATTACGTTTGCGGACAACAGCAAAGCCATCTTCGGCGCTGGCAGTGACCTACAGATTTACCACGATGGGTCGCATAGTCGCATAGATGAGCAAGGTACTGGTGTCCTATTCCTTCAAACAAACGGAAACAATATTCAGCTTAATAAAGGAACAAGCGAAAATATGCTTGTTGCAAATGTGGATGGTTCTGTTGACCTTTACTACGATAACAGCAAGAAACTCGCCACCACAGCCACAGGTATTGACGTAACTGGCACAGCCGTCACGGACGGTTTAACTGTAGCTGGCAACGTGTCAGTCGATGGCGGCACGATCAAGCTGGACGGGAATTATCCTGTTGGTACGGATAACGTGGCGTTGGGTAATACGGCTTTTGATGCTGTGACAAGCGGTATTCAAAACACTGCTATCGGCGCAAATTCTATGACTGCGAATACGTCTGGAACAAATAACACTGCCGTAGGTAGAAGTTCTCTGGCTACGAATGTTGGTGGTGTTGAACTTACAGCAGTTGGCACTAATGCGCTAAGTTTAAATACAGGTAGTTATAATACAGCGGTTGGGTCTTCTGCACTCGTCTCCAACACCACCGCCGACAACAGCACAGCAGTTGGGTATCAGGCTGGGTATAATAATACGACTGGTTCTGCGATTGTTGCAGTTGGCAGGACGGCTCTTTTAAGTAACACCACAGGAAGCGCCAATACAGGTGTTGGCACAAATGCTTTGCAAAGCACGACAACGGGTAATTATAACACCGCTTTAGGGCAAA